AGCAACTAGGAATATCAAAAGAATTACCAACTGGGAATTGTTTGATGATAAAGATGATGAATTCCAAAGCATGACTATGCAAATGCATAGACTAGTTGAATACCTTCAGTGCTTACCTATTACTCTAATTTCTATTGATAAGGTAGAAGCAGATGATACAATTTCATATTTAGCTCAAAAATTTGGAGCTAATAAGAAAAAAGTAACTATTGTTTCTTCTGATAAAGATTTTCTTCAGATAGTAGATGAAAATATACAAGTTTATTCCCCTATCAAGAAAAAAACCTATGGAAAAAAAGAAGTACAGGAAGAATTAGGTATGATTCCTGAGAATTATCTAATCATGAAAGCATTACTAGGTGATAATTCAGATAACCTAACAGGAATAAAAGGATTAGGACCTAAAACACTTCTAAAGGAATTCCCAGGACTAGTAGAAGATCCTTTATTTGAATTAACTGATATTCATAAAATTTGTAATGAAAAATTGCAAACTAAGAAAGTATTTGCAAGTATCTTATATGATTGGGAAAAAGTAAAAACTAACTATGAATTAATGAATTTATTGGAGCCGAGGTTGGGAGATTACGAAATAGTTCATATATTAGATAAGATAAAAGAGCCAATACCTACTTTACAGGCAGTTACTTTTTTAAGCATGTTAGAGTCAGATCAAATCGAAGCTCTAAACAAAAACGTTGAAGGATGGCTTGAGATTTTTAGACCATTATCAACATACCAAAAATAAGTTTTAAATAAAATTAGTTATATGACATCATTATCAAAATTATCGCAGTACGGAAAAGGATTTCAGTTAAAGGTATTAGGAGCATTCCTTACCGATAAAAAGTTTATTCTTAATGCAAGAGACTTAATTCGATCTGAATACTTTGATTCAGATGCACATAAGTGGATTATAGAAACAATTATAAAATACTTTGATAAATACCATACTACCATTACGATGGATATTTTAAAAGTAGAATTACAAAAAGTAGAAAACGATATTCTACAAACAGCAGTTAAATCTGAATTAAGAGGATGTTATGAATCAACTCAAGAAGATCTAGCTTATGTACAAGAAGAGTTTATAACCTTCTGTAAAAACCAAGAACTAAAATCAGCATTATTAAACTCAGCAGACTTACTTAATCAAGGAGATTTTGATGGAATCAGAAATATGATTGAGAGAGCAATGAGAGCTGGTATGGATAAGAACATAGGTCATGAATATAATAAAGATGTTGAATCACGATACAGACAAGATTATAGACCAACCATCCCTACTCCATGGCCTGTACTAAATGAAGGTATTCAAGGAGGCTGGGGACCAGGAGATTTAATTATTGTATTTGGAAATCCAGGAGGAGGTAAATCTTGGACAATGGTTGCAGCAGCAGCACATGCAGTTCAATTAGGATTTAATGTAAATTACTATACTCTAGAATTAGGAGAAGATTATGTAGGTAAACGATTTGACTGTTACTTCACAGGCTACTCAATTGAGGATGTAAACAAACATAGACCAGAAGTAGAAAAAATTGTTAGCAATTTAAAAGGAAAATTAATTGTAAAGGAATATCCACCAAAAGGTGCTTCAGTAAATACAATTAAATCACATATTCAGAAATGTATTGATATGGATCATAAACCAGATATGGTTATTATTGATTATGTTGATTATTTGAAAGCACCTTCAAAATCTCGTTTCACAGAGAGGAAAGATGAAATAGATGATGTATTCATTGCAACAAAAGGACTAGCTAAGGAATTAAAAATTCCTATTCTAACACCCTCTCAAGTAAATAGAATGGGAGCAAAGGATGATGTTATTGAAGGAGATAAAGCAGCAGGTTCTTATGATAAGATGATGGTAGCAGATATCTGTTTATCTTTATCAAGAAAGAAAGAAGATAAGGTATTAGGTACAGGAAGAATTCACGTTATGAAGAACAGATACGGAATGGACGGAATGACTTACGATGCTAAAGTGGATACAAATAATGGTCATATTGAAATTCTAGGTAATGCAATCCTGGATGAAAATAACGATAAACCTAGAGGAGGGTATAAAGAAATAGCTAATAAGTTTTTCGAATTGCAGTCAGAAGTTCCATTCTAAAGCCTATTTATTTCTACAGTCATAATCTATAACGAATATTAAAAAAAGCGAATATGAGTCTAAAAGACGAACGCATAGTTTACAAGCCATTTGAATATCCAGTTGCACACGAATACTGGTTAAAAGCACACCAAGCTCATTGGTTACACACAGAAGTTCCAATGTCACAAGACGTATCAGATTGGAATTCAAATTTAAAAGATCATGAAAAGAATGTTATAGGTGGAATCCTAAAAGGATTTGCACAAACAGAAACGGTTGTGAATGATTACTGGACATCCCTTGTCACAAAATGGTTTAGAAAACCAGAAATTATTATGATGGCTACTACCTTTGGTGCCTTCGAAACAATTCATGCTGAAGCATATTCATTATTGAATGAGCAATTAGGATTGGATAATTTTGCAGAATTCTTAGAAGATGAATCAACTGCAGATAAAATTCAAGCTTTAATGGATGTTCGTGATGGAAATGCAGGTGAAACCGATTGGCATGAAGTAGCTAGATCTCTAGCAATATTCTCAGCATTTACTGAAGGAGTAAATCTATTCTCATCATTTGCTGTTCTTCTTTCTTTTAAAATGAGAAATAAATTAAAAGGAGTAGGACAAATTGTAGAATGGTCTGTAAGAGATGAATCACTTCACTCAGATGCAGGTTGTTGGTTATTCAAACAATTAATGAAAGAATATCCTGAACTTAAAACTGAGAAGTTAATTAAAGATATTGAAGCAGCAGCCCATCTAGCTCTTCAATTAGAATTTAACTTTATTGATAAAATATTTGAAATGGGAGACTTAGAAAACTTATCTAAGGAAGACCTTAAGAATTTTATCAAACACAGAGTTAATACCAAAATGGGAGACTTAGGATTAAAGCCTTTAATTCCTTCAGAGGAAATTGATAAAGGAGCTTTAAAACAAATGTTATGGTTCGATGCTGTAGTAGCAGGAAAACAGCATACAGACTTTTTCGCAAGTAGAGTAACGAATTATGCCAAAGGGCATATGGATTGGGACAACGCATTCTAACATGGTAAGTAGTGCTTTTCGAGATGCAGCTTATTTTATAAGGATATTAATGGCTGTAGAAAACGAATTTAGTATTATCATACAAGATACTGAAGTGGAAGATATAGAAACGTTTGATGATTTAGTAAAATTAATACAAGAAAAAGAAAATAGTAATGGGAATAGATTACAGTACATGGAAACCCGGAGTGGATTATCCGGAATGGATGAATGAGGTATCTTTGGCAACAATCTCAAAAGGATATTTATTACCTGATGAGAATCCAAAGAGAGCTTATAAGAGAGTTGCTGATGCAGTAGCTAAAAGATTAGATCGTCCAGATCTAGCAAATAAATTTTTTAAGTATATGTGGAAGGGTTGGTTAAACCTTGCTTCACCTGTACTATCAAATACTGGAACTGACAAAGGATTACCAATCTCATGTTTCGGTATAGATACTCCTGATTCAATCAGAGGGATAGGATTAACCAATGCAGAACTAATGCGATTGACTTCTCTTGGAGGAGGAGTTGGAATTGGATTAGGAAGAGTTAGAGGAAGAGGAAAGAAGATCGCAAACGGTGATACAGGTAACTCAGAAGGAATTGTACCTTGGGCTAAGATTTATGATTCAACTATCATTGCTACAAATCAAGGATCAGTTCGTAGAGGAGCAGCTTCTGTAAATCTAGATATCAATCATACTGATATAAAAGAATTTTTACGTATTAGAAGACCTCAAGGAGATCCAAACCGTCAATGCCTTAACCTACATCAGTGTGTTTCTGTTGATGATAAGTTTATGAAAAGATTAGAGCACAGAGATCCTGAAGCAATGGAGTTATGGGTTGAGATTCTTAAATCAAGAGTTGAGACAGGAGAACCTTATCTTATGTTTAAGGACAATGTTAACAACGCTAATCCTCCTGCATACGTTAAGAATAACTTAGATGTTACAATGACAAACATATGTTCAGAGATTGCTTTACATACCGATGAAGAGCATTCATTTGTATGCTGCTTATCTTCTTTGAATTTAACAAAGTACGATGAATGGAAAGATACTGACTTAGTTGAAACAGCAGTCTATTTCTTAGATGGTGTATTAGAAGAATTTCTAGTTAAGACAAATGGAAAAGATTCTTTAATAAGAGCACATCGTTCAGCTAAGAAAGGAAGAGCATTAGGATTAGGAGTTTTAGGATGGCATTCATTCCTTCAATCAAAAGGATTACCTTTTAATTCAATTGCATCTACTTCTTGGACAAACAAAATATTCTCACAGATCAAGAATCAAGCAGAAGATGCTTCTAGAAAATTAGCAGAAGAATATGGAGAGCCGATTTGGTGTAAAGGAACAGGAATGAGAAATACGCATTTAATTGCCATTGCTCCTACAGTTTCTAATTCAACAATCTCAGGAGGAGTATCAGCAGGTATTGAACCAATTCCAGCTAACGTTTATACTTTTAATTCATCAAAAGGAACTTTTATTAGAAAGAATCCAGTATTGGAAAAATACTTAGAAGAGAAAGGACATAACACAGAAGAAGTATGGCAACAGATACTTAAAGATAGAGGATCAATCGCTAATCTACCAGAAGAAATTATGCCGTCTGATGATAAAGAAATCTTCTTAACCTTTGCAGAAATTAATATGCTGAACTTGGTGGAGCAGGCAGCAGTTCGAGGTAAATATATCGATCAAGCTCAATCATTAAATTTAGCATTTGATCCAGGAGATAGCCCGAAATTTATCAATCTCGTACATCAAACAGCTTGGAAGCTTGGATTAAAAACCTTATATTATTTGAGAACGGATTCGGTAATTAATGGGGATTTGGGAAGTAGAGTCAGTACTGATTGTGGAGCATGCGATGGGTAACAAGTAGCTAAAAGGTAAAAGTATACTATTTATAATAAAACATATATGGTAGTATACAAGACAACAAATCTAGTAAATGGAAAAGTCTATATAGGAAAGGATGCCAAAAATGATCCAAATTATTTAGGGTCAGGCATCCTACTAAAGCAGGCTATAAAGAAGTACGGAAAGAGTAACTTTGAAAAAAATATATTAGAATACTGTACTCAAGATAATATAAATGAAAGAGAAAAGTATTGGATAGAGTTTACAAAAGCTAAAGAAATAGGTTATAATTTAGCAGATGGAGGAACAGGAGGTAATTTAGGGGAGTATGTAAATAGTAAAAGAGCAAAAAGCCTAACCGGAAAAACTCAACCTAAAGAAGTTAGCGAGAAAAAATCTAGATCACTACAAGGAAGAGTTGTTACATGGGGGGATAAAATATCAGAAGCAATGATAGGGAAGACCTGGAAGCAGAAGGGAGAGAGGACAGAAGAGCATAGAGAAAAATTATCAAAAGCAAATACAGGATATAAACACTCACAGTCAACTATAAAGAAAATGTCACAAAGTAAATCAGGGAAACCTTCAGCAACTAAGGGAACATATAGAGTAGATGGTAAGTGCTATAATAGAGAGGACTATGAGCAGTATTGTAAAGAACAAGGATTAGTACCAAAGATAAAATTAAATTTAACTGATATTACAGAAAAAAGATCAAAGGGAATACTCTGGAAAAATATCGCAGAAGAATATGGATATAATAGAGAGACAATTCGAATTTGGTATAGTAAAAATAAAAACTAAAAATATGATATACGTAATCGCAGCCTTTGTATCTATACTAGGAGGTCTAATTTATTTACTGAATATAGCACGAGCTGAAATTAAAAGGCTTGAAGACCTTATAACAGAAAAAAAATTAGAATTACTTCAAGAAGTAGCAAAAGCTAGAAAAGATTCTAAATTTAGATCCTCAGCAGTTAATTGGGGTAAGAGCATAGAGCATTTTGTACCCTTTATGACCAAGTTTCCACTACCACCAGAAGATGTAGTATTCCTTGGAATGCCAATTGACTATGTAGGCTTTACAGATACAGAGAGTGCAAAGAAATGTAAAGTGCATTTTGTAGAAGTAAAGAGTGGAGTTTCTTTTTTATCTACCAAACAAAAGAATATTAAAAAAGCTATTGAAGAAGGCAGAGTTGTTTTTCATGAGATAGCAGTTGATTCAAATCGAGCAGAAATCGTAGAAGAATAATGAAAGAAGTATCGTTTAAGTTTAAAGGAAAGTCATATGTCTTTACCGATAAATGGGAAGAGACATGCTTGAATGATTCTAAAGAATTTCAATTAGAGCAATTTAATTATTTAATAAAGATAAAAGACTACACAACAATAGAAAATAGAATAATAAATCAAGAAAAATTTGGATATTTGAAAGAAATTTCATATATTAAATAATAAATAAAAAACAAATATATGTCAAAAACATCTGCAAAAAGCAAGTACGAGCAATTAATGGCTTGGTTACCAACCCTAAACCAGCCTAAAGTAGTAAAAGAACAATCATCAACTAAATTCAGCAAAGCTGATCATTATAAAAAACAAGGAGCATATGGCAAAGCAAGTAATTAAGTTTTATGCCGATTGGTGTAATCCTTGCAAGATGTACGGACCAACCTTTGATAGAGTAAAGCAAGATCTACAAGACATTATCGAATTTACAGAAATTAATGTAGAACAGGATACTGAGAACCTATCAGGAGAATATAAAGTAAAAGGAATACCACATACCGTACTACTAGAAAATGGTGAAATAAAAAAATCAAAATCAGGTGGAATGGGAGAAGAACAATTAAAACAATTTATTTTAAACTAAAAAACAAAAAATGTTACGAAATCCAGACACAATACCGGCAGGAGACACAAT